GCAGTCGGCAGTGTCTTTACTGTTGCGGCGGCAGCGTACGCTGGACCGTCACCATCAAGGATGAGGGTGCGGCCTTGCACGTGCCCGTGGAACTGGTCCCCGAGCTTGCTCAGGTCAATGCCGAAGTTCTTCATCGGTGGCCCTCGTGTTTGGTCGTACCTCGTAGGACGAGGCATGCAGGACCGGCGTGTGCTTGTGCGCAGGCTGGTCTGCGGTGTTGATCATGTTGTCCCACACCCACTGGTCGGGAGGTGCCACATGGTCGGGCACTTCCACCAAGAGGGTCACAGCGTACAGCTTGCGACCCTCCGCCATTACGCAGCCTGCGGCATGGTCGGCATCACCGGCATGGCCGGGGCGATGTTACCAACGACAGGGGCTGGGGTAGGGGCACTGACTGCGGGGACGACCGGCGACGGCGCAGGGGCAGTCGGCTGGGGCGTTGCAGGTGCAGTGGCTGCGGGAGTAGCCGCAACCGGGGCAGGGGCGGCGGCGATCACCGGGGCTGCCGGGGCCACTGCTGGTACCGCAGGAGCCGCTGCTGCCGGAGCTGCTGGGGCAGCGGCCACCGGCTTTGGTGCCGGGCGCTTGAACGCGACGTTGCTGGTCAGCAGCAGTTGCTCCAGCGGCGAGCCGGGGAAGTCCACAGCACCGAGGATTTCTTCCTGCACGTAGTTCTTGCTCTCGGCAGGCTTGCCGTCCTTGGCCTCGTATTCGCCAGCGATGAACAGCGAGTTCCAGCCTTCGATGGTCGGGTGATCCCACAGGAACAGGCGGTACATCGAGTCCGCTGCGTCCGCGATGCTGTACGGCTGGCCGCTCATCACGTCCAGCGGCGGCAGGATGCTCTTGAGGTCCAGCACCGACTTCTCTTTCGAGCCTGCGGCCTTGGCCGTGTGGCGGGCGACCTTTATGATGAACTTCTCGCCCAGCATCTGAGCGAAGTGCGAGTGCACGTTCTTCCAGTTCATCGCCTTGAACAGCAGGAAGGCTTTGGCCTTCTCGTTGCGACTCATCGCCATCGGGAAGGTACGCATGATGTACGGGGTGCCGTCGTCGTTGGCGAACGACAGGAACTGGCCGGGATTGGCCGGGTCCGGGGCAGCGCCGCTCAGTGCGAAGCCGAGCGAGAAGCAGCGAGCCGGGTCCTTCGGCACACCGTTGAACTCCTGCGGTTGCGAGCCGTACTCGACGTACTCGACCAGTTGTGCGAAGGCATTGCCGACCGGGAGGAGGCGAGCACCGCCGCCACCCTTGACTGCTTCGGTCATGTCCGGGCCGGTCTGGGCTGCTGCTGCGATCAGTGCTGCTTGTTGCTGGAGAAATGCGTTCATGTTGAATCCTTTAATCTATTTGCGAGTGCAGTACTCACGCAGATCGTCTATCGCGTCTGCGCACTGCTTGTACGTTTCGTACGGGACATACGGGTTGGCACGTAGCTGCGGCAGGAGCCACTCGTACATGACGAGCAGGCCCTTGCAGTACAGGAGTTTTAGGGACTTCATGCTGCCTCCGCCAGCAGCTCATCGAAGGCGTCCCCGAACTTGGCGCGCACCTTCTCATCCATCAGCATACCTTCATGCCAGTGCAGCTTCTCCTTCATGTTGCGACCGAACTCGACCGCAGCCGGGAACGGTACTTGCAGGTCGTAGCCGTGGTTGGCGTTGAAGTGCTGGGGCAGCGACTCCATGATCTGCTTGATGCCTGCACCAACGATGTCGAGCACCGAGTAGTGGCAGTCCACGTAGATTGCGTCGTGCACCGTGTTGATGACGAACACGCGACCGTCGAAGAAGTTCTCAGCGATCAGCCAGCGAATGACCTTGCCGCAGATGCCCTGCACGAAGAACCCGGACTCCCCTTGGATAGGGTAGTTCCGCATCTGCGTGGGCTTGTACTGCATGGTCGTGATGCTCTGGCCGTCATGCCACTGCTTCTTCTCGTACTGCCGGAACGAGTAGTGCGTGCCGCCCGGCGACTTCCAGTGCCCACGGCCATACATGCGCCACGCCCCGGTGTTCGGGTCTTGCTCGCGGTGCTGCTGGGTGGTAGCTGCGATCTGCGGGAACACCTTCTCATCGAACCACGCCTCGACTTCGGGGAACAGCTTCTTCTCGTTGTCGATGAACGCCTGAGCCTCCTCGACCGTACAGCCGGTGCTGAACGCGATGCCCTGCGCCGTTGCGCCGTACTGGTACGAGAACGCCTTCGGCTTGATGTCGGTACGCATCTTGCTGTAGCGCTCGTTGTCCGGGTGGTCTTGGTCCTTGCACTTCTTCAGGACTTCCTCGTACGGTTCCCCGAGCTGCGCCGACAGTCGCATGCAGTGCATGTCGATGCCTTCGAGCAGGGCCTTCACGAGATTGCTGTCCTTGGAGAACGCAGCCAGCGTCACGACTTCCAGTGCGCTGTAGTCCGCCTCACCGATCAGGCCGTTCAGCTTGCCTGCGTCGAGCCGCTTGATGCAGTCATCGTACAGGGCAGGCGGGATCAGGCCGATCTGCTTAGCGAACGCCAGCCACGCCCGGTTGTTGTACCGGGACTCGAACATCTGCTTCACGTCCGAGGTGTCGCCACGCGGGAGGTTCTGGAAGTTCGGGCGGTTCGAGGACAGGCGGGTGGTCACGGTGCTGGTCATGTTCAGCATGTGGTACACGATGTCCGTGCCGGTCAGGTACTGCAACATGCCCGACTGCTTCGCCACGTTGCCGTTGTCGTCCAGCTCTTGACGCAGGTAGTACGTGCCCATGTCCTTGTCGATCTTGGCCCATTCCTTCAGGTCCGCGATGACTTGGCGCACGTGCTCGGGGAACTCCTTGCGCTCGGCCAGCATGTCAAGGCAGTCCTTGCCGGTGCTGTACACCGGGGAGTTGTCGGCCAGCACACGCTTACCGGCGAACTCCTTCTTGAACTCCTTGTAGATCGACTGCGGCAGCAGGCTCAGGTCCACCAGCGGCGCGACCGGGAACACGAGGTCCGCGTTCTTCTGCTTGCGGCGGTCGGTGTCCTCGCGGAACACCTTGATCTGCCCCTTGTTCTTGCCCGACTTGTACTTCTCCAACGCAGCACGGTCGAAGTCGTAGACCTCCGGGGTAAGCCCGGTGCTCTCGCCGTTCAGCTCGACATGCCCGGCCTCGTTCACCCACAGCAGCTTGCCATCGGGCAGGGCGTGCTTCACGCAGTCCTGCTTCTCGTACTTCGGCGTGCCGTCGTCGTTGTCCCAATAGACCTTGCCGACGTACTTGATAGGCCCGCCGAACAGCCACGCGCTCATGTGGAAGTCGCTGCCCGGATTGAACTTCACGTAGTCCGGGATGTGCGAGCGCCAGTGCTTGAAGCCCTCGTTCAGCGCGGCCAGCTTAGCCTCGCCCTCGTCGCGCTGCTTGAACGCTACCTCGCGGTTCACGAACAGCCCGGCGTCCATTGCGAAGCACGCGAAGAGCATGCCTTCCATGCGTTCGAGGGCCATGCCCCACATGCCCGCCTCGACCAGCTTGACGTACTGGCCGTAGAAGATTTTGCGGGTGTTCTCCACGTCGCCGCCCGGCCCGGCGAGGTACTCGCGCAGCAGCGCAGGGTCGATGTCCTTGGTGAGCACGCCCTGCTCCCACAGAATCTTGATGCCGTCCACCTTGTGCGAGCCGCCGTAATCCGGGGCGGTCTCGTCCAGCGATGGGTAGGTCTTGAGCTGGTGGGACAGCAGGTACTCGGCGTACGCCGTGCAGTAGATGCGGCCCCCGCGCTTCAGGAACGCCATGATCTGCGGGCGCTGCTGGAACAGGAACCAGTCCACATCGTACGGCGCGTTGTGGCAGACCAGCAGCCACACGTCGTCGGGGATGTTGAGCCACACGGCAGGCACGTCCGCCTTGGTTGGGTAGTGGTCGCACTGGACCGGCCCGGTGTAGGGCTGGTTCTCCACTGCGTAGCCGTTCATTACTACGAAGTTCTCAGGATGTCGAGGACTCGCAACAGCACCGTAATACTGGTGGTTGTTAGTCTCCAAGTCGAGGAACATAATCTTGTCAGCCATATTGCCTCCGTCGATTAGGGGTTCACTAAGGGTGCCGGGTTCCCGCCCGGCTTCGGTTCTTCATCGTCCCAGCGCAGCGGCCCGAGTGCTGCGAGGCGGGCCAGTGCGTCCGGGTGAAACTGCTTGTTCTTCGGCACGTTACCCATGAGGACGCAGTGCGTACAGCGGCAGGTGCACTTACCACTCAAGGGCACTTACCTCCCGGCAGGGCCACCCATACCGTGAGGCAGGGCAGCAGGTTGATGCACCAGCGCCGCGTGTAGTCGCTGTAGTGAGCGCCGAGCCACAGCGAACCCTTGTTCGCCAGCAGCCCGACTGTGTAGCCGCGCAGCTTCACGCCACGCACGATGTGGCGGCTCAAGCCTTGTCCTCGCGGAAGCGGGTGAAGCTCGGGTGGCGGTAGCCGCCTTGACGGTCGCGCTCCATGTACTTGAACTCGATCCAGCGCCCGAGGTACTTCTCGGGATTGGCGAACATATCCGCGCCCAGCTCATGCGGGATGCCTGCCGGTGCTGCGCCGCTGTTGTCCTCGCACAGCACAGTCACGCTGCCTGCACGGTTGAGCGGTTCGCCGGTGATGCTGTACGCCCGGTTGATGCCGACGATCTTGCCGTCCGCCTCGTTCTCGGGCTTCATCTTCAGCCACCAGTCGGAGCGGTGCGCGCAGCCGTACACGTACTCGCCTCGATAGTCCTTGACCATCAGGCCCTCGAAGCCGCGCTCGCGCACGTCCACGAAGTACGCGTCCAGCTCCTCGCGGTTCTGCACGATCTTGCGCTCGGGGCGCTTTACCGGGGTGTCCCACGGTTCGAGGTACTCCAGCAGTACCCAGCGCAGCTCGTCCAGCCTGTGCAGGCGCTGCTCCAGCTTGCCGCCCAGCTCAGGGATGTCGAACAGATAGAACTCGACCATGTGCGGGAACAGCGCCGGAGCGACCTTGCCGGTAGCCTTGTCGAGCTTCTCCTTCGGGATGCCCTTGCTGCTGCGCACCCAGCGGTACGAGTCGTTGAAGCAGTTGTTCACGCACACGCCGAGGTCGAGGTGATCGAGGTCGAGGTAGCGCAGGAACTGCACGAAGCCCGGTGCCCACTGTTCAAGGTTATGCAGCGGCTTGCCTGCATAGCTCAGGAACTCCACGCCAGTGACGAGGCCGCGCTGGTCCTTGACCGCCTTGACGTGCAGGCGAATCTCGTCGTACTTCACCTCGGCCACAGCCGGGTACGACAGCAGGTGCTCCCGCTCGGAGAACACCTTGCCTTTCATCAGGAAGTTGTCGGCCATGACTTACTCGCTAACGAGGGTCACGTACTCGTTCAGCACGTCAGCGTTGGCCGGGCCACCGCCGTACAGGCTGTTCAGGATGTTCGAGTGCAGCACGTTCACGCGCTCGATGGTGACTTGGCGCAGTACAGCAGCCGCAGCGGCGTCGGCCTTGGCGCTGGCTTCTGCGGCCCATTCCTCGTTGGTCTTGAGGCGCACGGACTGCTGGCCCTCGTACACGGTGTGCTCGATGGCTGCGCTGGATGCCAGCACGGGTGCCGGGACCATGCCC